CAGCGCTTCGAGAACGCCTGAATTTCGCCCGCCTGCTTGTGACCCTCGGGGAAGCGCGTCCCGTCGATCGTGAAGACGTCCCCGATCCGCAGCCGCTTGTGGTCGTAGTACCCGACCTGCACCGCTTCCACCTTGATCCGCGCGGCTTCGGCCTTGCGCGGCTTCGTCGCGATCTCGGGCGGCGCGTTGGGCGCGCGAACGCTCGCGCCGACCTTGGCGATCGGGGCCGGCGTCTTGGCCGGGGTCGCCGGCCGCGCTCGCTGTGACTTCTGGAGTGTCGCCATGATGCTGTACCTCGTGTCTGCTGAAACGTGGAACGCGCCGGCACCTGAGCGATCAGATGCCGGCGCCGGTGACGATCAGGACTAGATCGCGTAGCCCTTCGCGTAGTTCGTCGGCTTCGCGCTGAACAACGCGGCGGCGGTCAGCCACGCGGTGAGCGTGACGGTCGCCGCGCCACCGGCCGGGGTCGCCCGGATGCCGATGTAGCGGAGATAGCCGGCTGCCGGCGCGCCCTTCGGCAGCGCCATGAAGTGCCGCCAGCCGGCCGCGAGATCGGCCGCGAGGCGCGTCTCTTCCGCGAGGACGATGATGCCCGCGGTGAGCGCGTCGTCCGTCGCCATGATGATCTCCAGCTTGACGGTCGTCGCGCTCGCCGCGACATCCACCGCGAAGCCGAAGCCCACCGTCTCACCGTCGCCAATCTGGCGCTTCGGCGTGACGTTCCCGAGATCGATGGAGTTGGTCGAGACGGCGACGGCGGTAAACGCCTGCGCGTCCGAGACCAGCAACAGAGCATCCAAATACATGATCGTGACTCCCGTGCTGAAGAGAAGGCGAGACGCCCCGGCGGATTCCGGGACGCCTCAGGTCTCGAGACGGCGCTACGTGACGCGCGCCTCCGTGTTCAGGATCGCGTCCACCTTGCGGATGGGCACGCCGCCGAACGTCAGGATGCGCTTCCCGGCGAAGTTCTCGAACGTCAGCCCGCCGCCAGCGCTCACGTCGGCGCGGACCTGCTTCCGGAGATACCGGGAGACGCGGCGGTTCACGTAGAACACGCGCTGCCCCAGGTTGTTCGGCAGGATCTCGTCGGCCTGCTCCATCGCGTCGATCAGGTCCGCCGGGCTCGCCCCGGTCAGATCGCTCGTGTCGATGTTCGCGATCCGGACGACGTACCGCCAGTCCTTCACCACGAGCCCGGCCTTCCACTGGTAGCGCTCCTGCAACGCGCGCATGCGGCTGCCAGCGATGCCTGCGGTCACTTCGACCGTGACCTCGCCGTAGTCCTCATGGATGATCCCGGCCTTCGAGCCCTTCGGGAAAATCCCGTGGACCGTGTCCTCGCCCCAGGCGACGAGGTAGATCGACGTGTTGTCACTCTGCGTGCCGCCGGCGTCGATGATGTTGTCGGCGTTCGTCGCGCCGCTGATGGCCGAGTAGCGCGGCGCGAGCCCGGAGAACTCCTCGGGCGCGAGGCCCGCGTTCCCGTAGATGAGGGTCTGCGCCATTTCCTGATTCATCGCCTCGAGGAACGCCTTCGCTTCCGAGAGGCGGAACGCACTCGCGTTGCCGTTCAGCGTCACGAGATCCTTGTCCACCTCGCTCCACGCCTCGAGCATCCCCGCCTGTTCATCGACCTGCGCCGTGCTGCTCTTGCTGGGCGGGACGCCCTGATTCAGCATCCTCCAGTAGACCGCCGGCAGACCCGTCCGGATCGTCGTCCGATGCCCGGTGGGCAGGTTGCCCTCTCGGAACATCATGTCGGAGAGCAGCTCATTGGTCTGTGCAAGCAGCTCGACGATCGTCGGCACTTTGCCGTCCGGATCGAGACGCTTCGCCCAATCGAGCAGCGTCAGCGCTCCAGAGCCGAGCACGGCCCCGAAGATTGCCACGTAGGGCGCCACGTCCCAGCCGAGCGGAGCGTGTCGCACGAGGCTCGCCGCGCTGAGCGTGTCGCTGAGCGCGAGCACCATCAGCGCGAGAACCGAGAACATCAACAGACGTCGCATCATCATGTCCCTCCGAAGGGGGTCGAGATCCCTTACGCGCCCGCGTCGAGCTTCTTCGAGTCCGGATGGTCGTACAGCTTCGACGCTGCACTCTCCGTGCTCTTGCCGCTCGCCCCGCGCGCGTGGATCGGGCTGTCCTCGCCCATCATCTTGCCGAGGTCTGCCAGGAATGACAGCACCTCAACGTGGTTGCCAGCTCCCCCGCGTCCCATGAAGCGGAGAAAGTTCTCGCGCCGTCCGTGCCCGTCGGGCCGTACCCGATCGATCACGGCGCGCGCGAGCCGCTTGGTCTCCTCGAAATGATCGCCACCATACTCCGGGTCCGCCAGTGTCTCAGCGGTGAACCGCTCCGACTGCGCGGTTGCGATGGCGATCTGCTCCTCGAGCGCTGCCTGAGCCTCCTCGTTCGTCCAGTCGGCTCCGCGCGCGATGTCCTCGAGCAGCTTGACGTCCGCCGTGCCCAGCATGGCCGACGCCGTATCCGGGATCTTCAGCTCGTACTTTGATGGCGCCTTCGGGGCGGCTTTCACCTCCTCCGCCGGCTTCACCTTTTCCTTGGCAGCGTCCCCCTTCGCGAGATCCTCGGCAGCTTTGGCTGCCGCGGCCTTCTCGGCTTCGCTTGTGGCTGCGCCGATCGACGCGGCGGCGGCTGCCGCGGCGTCTGAGGCCGCCTTCGCGGCGGCGTCTGCTGCGACCTTGGCAGCGTCCGGAGCGGCCGTGGCGGCGGCTGCGGCTTCGGGGGTTACGGTGTCTCCTGCGCCCCCAGGCTTGGCTTGCTCAGTCATTGGTCTCGTCTCCCTGTTGTGCTGATGGCGTCTGGACCGCCTCAGCTTCCGCGTCGATCCCGCGGTCGTACGCGCGGGTCTCCCGCTCCATGAGCTGATACATCGCTTCGTCAGCGTCCGTGACGTCCGCGAGCAGCTCGAGCCCGTAGTCCTGCCGGCCGGCGTTGAAGTGAATCTTCGCGCTCGGGTCCCAAATCGTGCGGAACACGCCCGCCCGCCGGATCAGCGTGGACATGACGACGCGCCCCTCGGCCGTCCGCATCACGTTCGCCAGGGCGGAGCGGTAGCGGTTCTCCGCCTGTTTGGCCTTGCGCTCCGCGAACGCGACCTGTTTCTGATCGCCCGCGTTCCGCTGGAAACTTCGGTCTCGTGCCATCTAGCGCCTCAGTGTCCGGACGTTGCGAATCACGATCGCGCCTCGACCAGGTGGCCCGCCTCTCCGGCGAGCTCCGCCGGCAGCGCGCGCAGCGCGGCTTTCAGCTCGTCGAAGTCGAGGATCAGGCGCACACTCATGGCATGTTACACGTTCGCTCGGGCATAGGTCATAGCGCGTCCACTTACATCGGCGATCGGGATCCCCGTGCCCAGCCAGGAGATCGCTTCGCGGTCAATCGTTAGCTTTGCGGTATGCGGCGTCGTCACGATCCCGCGACCTGCGCCCTGCATGGCGATCACGTTCGGCCCGATGTATCCGTTGAGCACGTAGTCCAGGTGGATCGCGTCGGTGCCGGGCACGCCGGCGGCGTTGATCGAATTGCGCGCGACCATCGGACAGAACGCCATCTCTGGATCGCCGAGGAGATCCACGACGGGTTCGGCGGGGTAGTTGCCGTCGCTCACCGTCTCAAAGGTGTTCTCGGTGATCGACACGAGCGCGCCGCGCGTGATCCGCAGCGCCGGGCCATGGGAGCTGATGTTGTTGCGCGTGAGCACTGCGGCGCTCGCGCCACTCACGAACGAGGCCTCGACCCCGATGCCGCGGCCGGTGCAGTTGCAGTGGTCGATCAGGATCGAATCGCCCGCGCGCTGCAGCGCGATCCCCCCCGCGAATCGACAGTCTCGCAGCGTGGCGAGATACCACCCGTCGTTCAGCGTGGGGTTCACCAACCGGAACCCGCGACCCGACACCACGGAAACCATGAGGCGCTCGTAGAGCACCTTGGAGAGTCCCTGCACGGTCGCATCGACCACGATGCCGTCGCGGCCCGCCGCGGGGCTCTCGGAGGAAATCCCGAAGTTACGGAGTTGCGTCCCTGACAGGTTCGCGCCCAGCGGCGGCGCGAGACGTAAGACATCGGTCGTCGCCGGCACCGTGGCACGCGCGAGCAACACGCTCACGACAGGTCCGTCGCCGACGATCGACACCTGCTGCTGGACGAGGATCAGTTCGCTGCCGGTCCCTTCCAGCCGATAGATCCCCGGCGGCAGGTAGACGGTCGCGCCGGGGATCCCGAGGGCCGCGTTGCGAAGGCCCGCTGCAGTGATCGCTGCCTGGATCGCGGTCGTGTCGTTCGCCGCGCCGTCGCCGACCGCCCCATAGTCCCGCACGTCGATCCACCCGGGCTGGCGCCGCGCCGTCGTCGCCCAAGTCAGCGGCGGCCCCAGCGACACGGCCATCTTCAGCACCGCACCGCGAGTGTCATACCAGAGATCCCCCACCAGCACGGGTCCACTGCCGTCCTGGTTGGACGGGCTCGAGTCGCCGGTGAAGATCCGCGCCATCGTGATCGCCTTGTCAGCCGCCGATGAGTGTGGCGATGATCGTGCGCGTGCCAGCGATCTTGTTCTGGATGAAGAAGGCGTTGGTATCCCAGTAGATATTGACCGTCGCCGACCCGTCCTTCGTCACGGTGCAGAGGGTGCCGGGGTCGCTCAACTCCGTGGTCGTGGTTCCGCTCAGCACATAGACGCACGTCGCGTTCGCGGTCCCGATGGTGATCGAGAGCAGGCCGCGCGCGGTGCCGATGTTCTGCACATCGTTCGCCAGATAGCTCACCGCCTCTGCACTGATCTTGGTGCCCCAGTCGGCGGTGACCAAGTCGAAGGTGTTCGCGTTCGCAACACTCGCGATGCGCGCACTGCCATTGGTGGGGATGGTGATGTTCCCCCCGTTTGCCGCTGAATACAATCCTCTGCTGGCGGCGGAAATATAGAAATTGCCCAAAGGAAGAATGTCGCCACCAGAGGTGACCTCGACCGGATACGTCACCGCTGCCGTCACCGGGTTGATGTAACCGAATTTGAATGACCCGCTGACGGTGTTCCCGGTCGTCGGGAGCACCTCGGTGAAGAACGAACCATTCCGCGACACCGCATCGTCGGTATCCCAGCCCGCACCCGCCACTCGATTGCGGGGGCTGATCTGCACCGGCGTGCCCACCGTGGCCGCCGTGCCGTTCGACGCCACGAATCCGTCGGTGCTCGTTGTCCCCAGGTCGGTGAGCACGACACTCGCGGCCGTTGTGGACGCCGTCACGATGCCCGTAATGATCGGATTGGTGACAACCGTGCCGTCGATCCGCGTCGTGAACGCGAGCAGGAACAGCGCCAGCCAGCCGGCGAGCGCGAGCTTCTTCACTGGCCGCCTCCCATCCGCACGGAGACCTTCGCGTTCGTCCCGCTGATGGCCGACACCCGCGCCCGCACGTTGCGCCACGCCGCCGCCATCGCAAAGCCATCCGTCGTTTTCGCCGTCCCGAGCGTCAGTGTGATCGTCCCGGCGGTGATCCAGTCGGTGTCTGCCGTTGGAACTTCCACGTTCGACACTTCGATGACGATCGTCGCCGCCCCAGCGCCCGCCGTCGTCGTCCCCCAGGCTTGATAGGTCGTCTTGCCCGTGGCCGGCTTGAACGCCTGGCTCGACCCCGTCGCGATCACGTCCGTGAGCATCGCCGTAGACGGGAACATCGTCCGACTCTGCGCCGCCACGGTCCCACCCGCCGAGAGCAGGAACGCGAGCAGGATCATCACGCCGGCCGAGATTTTCAGCACGCCAGTATCGAGCCACAACCGCCCCGCCACGGCCGGGTCAGTCGTCGGCACGGCCGAGAAATCGATCAGCTCGCCGGGTGCTTCGAGGACGGTCGCCGTCACCTTCGGTGCTTCGATCCCTTCGTCCGTCAGCACGAGGACGTCCACGCCGGCCGGATTGCGGAAGTGCCGCAGCTCATCGACGCCCTCCGCCGTCGAACACGCGATGGCGTCCGTCGGGACCCCTTCGCTGATCTCCCCCACGCTGAGGCACGCGAAACGGTAGCGCATGGGGTGAGGCTCGGAGTTGATCACGGTGCCGCTCCCCGCCGCGCCCTCGAGTGGCACAAGCGCCGTGCCGGTCAGTGTCACCACGGGCACCCAATTCGTTGCGCGCCGCGACGACTCGAGCCGCACCACGCCCACGAAGGCGTCACCTCCGCCCACCGTGAAGGCGTAGGTAAAGGACTGTCCCGGCCGCACGACGATCTGCGTGCTGACGCCGGCTGCCGAGAATGATCCCTGCATACTGCTCTCCTATTGAACGGTTTGCGATGCTGCCGCCCCGACGAGGCGATCGAGCGCGGAGTCGGTCCCCATCGGCGTGGTGCCGGCAGACTTCGCCGCGGCCCCCAGGTCCTTGGCCTTCTGCGCGTCCATCATCGCCTGCTGCTGCCGCTGATCCTCAGCCTGCGCCGCCTCCGCGTCCTCCGTGCTCTTGACGATGCGCGGATCGACGCCGAGCATGTCGGCGTAGTTGTCGATGATCTGGAAGATGTTGACCTTGTGCCGAATCTCCGGGAAGACTTCGATCATCGGCGCCACGCTCGCGACGAACCGATCCTGCCCGACGACGCCGACGAGCTTCTGCGCCTGCGCCATGATCGAGATGTACTCGACCTTCAGATCGACGCCGTCCAATTCCTGCGGCGGCTCGGGCAGGAGCCCCTTCTCCTGCATCATCGCGAACACGCGATCGATGAGCGGGTCGAGCAGTTCATCGTTGGTGCGTTCGAGCACCGGCCCCAGCGCGAGGAGCTTCTCTTCGTGGCGCTCGTCGATCTCGCGCGCCGTCACCGGCGCCGAGGAGTCGCGCTGCTGATCCGATGTCGCCAGCATGAGGAAGAGGTCCTCGTAGAAGGCGCGCTGGATCCGGTATTGCGTTTCTCCGATGTCCTGCCGGAGATGATTCAGGTCGAGCGTGATCTGATGGATCGCGCGCAGTCCCTTGTCCGGGTCGCGCAGGTACGTGATGTCACCGGGCAGGAGGCTTGTCTTTTGCGTGCGCAGCTCGCCCGATCCGGCCAGGGGCGGCGTGACGTGCTTCTGGATCGCCTTCGCCTTTTCCCGCTGCATGATCTGGAGCTGTTTCACGTCCCCGAGACACGTCATGCCGGGACAGTCCGTCCCGTACGTGTCCTCCCCCGTGATGTCCCACCGCGGGGCCAGGATCGGGAACGTACGGAAGCCGCTCTCCTTGAGCATCGTCCCGTTGTCCTGTCCCGCCTCGAAGTGGCAGCTCGCCCAGGGCAAGCTGTAGGCCGCTTCCATCCGGCTCGAGTCCTGCTGATCGTTGGGACAGACGACCCAGCAAAGATCGACGCCCGCCTCCGTGTTGCCGTCGTTCCATAGGTCCTTCACCGTTTGGGACACGCGAGTCCAGTCGATCGCCGTCGATCCCGGCTTCATCGCGAATTGTTGAATCACCTGCCGCACGCTGAGCTGATACTCGCGGACGAACGTCGTCGCGAGCCCGCGCGCGTCGAGCCCCAGCGCGTACGAACCGATGGGGTAGGCTTGGCAGCGAAAGAGATCCTTGTCGTCGGCCAGGACCGCCATCGCGTGCGTGCCGAACACGCCCATGTCGCCGTAGCAGATCGGGAGCGTGTTATACAGGTTCGTGTCCGCGAACACGACTTGCATCCGCAGCGTGGCGACGTGGAGCCATTCCTGCACGGGCTTGAACTCCGCCAGGGCCGGGTCCGGCGTCGTCAGCTTGAACCACGGCCGCGCCGGCGAGGTCAGGCCCGCGTGGAGGCCGGACTGGAGCGTGCGTGCGGCGAAGCGCCCCGTCGAGTCGATGATGTTCTGATTGCGCTTGTCGCCCTTGTTGCGGTCGTTGACCGAGAATCGCGTCCGGCGGGGGAGCATCCAGTCGCCCAGCTCCTTCCAGTGGGAATCGAAGGAGGAGCGTTCTGTCCAGAGTGCGGCCTTGAGCTTCTGATACCGATCACGGCGCGTGATGTCCGGCATTCAGTACCCCAGGAGGCTCTTGCCGGCGAGCGAGGCGCCCGCTTGCACGGAGCCCTTTGGTTTCACGAACCCCGCGCCACCGGCGGCAGCACGCTTGCGGGTCCGGTTGGCCGTCGCTGTCGCCGCAGCCACCGCGCCGCTCTCAGCCTTCGCCGCATCCACCGGCGGCGGGACCGTCAGCTTGGGCGCTTCCGTCGGGGCCGGGGCGATCGTCTGTGCAGGCTTGGCCTTCTTCTTCGCCAGCGCGCCGATCAGCGCGCCGCCGAGCGCCGCGAGTCCGAGCGTGAGAGCTGCCATCCTAGAACCTCTTGACGTAGCTCGTTTCCACCTCCACGTACCCGTGCCGGAGGTAGAACTCCCCGACCGTGCTGTGTGCGGGCGCGACCATCTTACACAATTGGAGCCCCTTCTGTCGTGCCCAATCTTCGAGACACCGCAACATCTTGGGGCCGACGAGCCCGGAACGGTGTGCGGGGTTCACCCACCAAATCATCTCATCGCACATCGGGAGTCCCTCGAGCGGATGCGTCCACGCGAGCGCGACGAGCAGCCCGACCGTCTCCCCCTCGACCTCCGCGAGCAGGACGATCCCATGCTCGAGGACCTGATCGACGAGCCCGCGCACGAGCCCGGGGTTGAAGGCGAAGAGGAGGCGGTACGCGGTCGAGCCGATGAACTCGCCCACCATCCGAACGATGTCGTCCGCGTCCGCGATTGTGCCGGTCCTGATCGTCATAGCCTCACCGATATTCGAAGGGATTGTAGTCACTCTCCACCGTGCCCGCGCTCCCACCGAACGGATCGAACTCATGTTTGACGTGCGCCGCGGCGCTCTGCCCCCGGAGCATTTCCATCAGCTTGCCCGGCTGATCGGGAATCGCGAAGGTCTGCGCCAGGGCGTCCCCGAGGTCCGGCGAGCGGCCGAGGCGCTTCTTGATCTGATCCTTCTCCTCGAGCACGAACACGCCGCCCATGAAGCAGTACGTCGGCGTCGTCAGCTCCGCGACCATCTCCGGCAACAGCGGCAGCGCTCCGCCTGCCCGGATCCACTTCGCCATCTCGAGCCACATCTCCGCGCGGCGGTTCTTGTACCGCTTGTCCACCGGCGGATCGGAGGCGACGACGGGCACGAGCGGGAAGCCGGCCGTCTGGAGTTGGTCATAGGCGCCATGTCCCCAATGCCCCGTTTCATCGAAGAGGATCAGCTCCGCATTCCAATCGTTGTACCCCTTCGCCACGCGCGCCGCGATCGCCGTCGTGTTCTGCTGGCGCATCACGATCGGCCGGAAAGAGGCGATGCCCTGCCGCGGGAAGATCACCGTGCGGTCGTCACCGAACCGCGCCACGTCCACGCCCAGGCGCTTCTGCCCGATCGAATACTCCGGGTACTTGTAGGTCCGGCGCATCGCCTTCTCGACCTCGTCCACCCCGAGGAGCGCGTTGATGCTGGCCGGCGGGAACTCCCCGAGGATGTAACTCTTGACCCACGGGTTTTCTCGTCCGTAGAGCGCGATCTGTTCGCGTGCCCATTTGATGTCGATGCGGGTCGAGCGCCGCGGATCGTCCGGGTCGCCCGTGATGCGAATGACGACCCACAGGTGCCGCTGCGAGCCCGCGGCTTGGTAGAGCATCCCGTCGAGACTGATCGGGTTCCCACCCTGCAAGAGCTTCCCGAAGGTGCAATTTGAGAGCGCCTGCTCGGCCGCGCGCGCGACCGTCGTCGGGATGCCGCCGCTCTCATCCACGATCGCGAAGACGTACTGCGAATGCAGGCCGGAGAGGGTCTTGCCCTGCTCCTCCGCGTTCGCCGTCTTCGGGAAGCTGCGCGCCTCGAGGCGCCACGTCGCCGGATGGTCGTTGGCGAAGAAGGCTTGAGACGTCCACGTAAACTGACTGGAGAGGTACGCGCTCTGCTGCTGCCACTTCGACAGCTCCGCCCAAAAGTTGGCCCGCAGGTTCTCACTTGTAATCGAGAGCGCGAGCCCCTTCGGATGCTCCCGGACGGTCCCTTGACAACCCATGAACCAGAGCGAGCACCACGCCTCGAGCGCCGTCTTCCCAGGTCCCGCGCACGCCAGGAGCGCGATCCG